TGCGAACACGCAAGCGATTGTGTTCCATCCTGCCTCCACGGGTTGCGTCAAGCTCCTCGATGTGGCGGTTGAGAGCGAATACCAGATTGAGCGACAGGCGACCTTGATGGTTGCTAAGTACGCAGTTGGACACGGAGTTCTCCGTCCCGAAGCGGCTTACGAAGTCAAGTCTGCCTAATAATTAGGTACTCTAGGGGCCGTCAGTCAAGCTGTTCACATCCTCGGCAAACCAAAGGTTATTGTGTTTCCCTTTGGCGAGAGAAGTGAATTTAAGCTTGGCTGGCGGTCTCTTTTTTGTCTAAATTACACATATGCCCCTTCCAGTAGTAGCCACAACTGAACTAGAAGCCGTCAACACAATGCTCACCACTATCGGTGAGTCTCCTGTGAATACGATCAGCGAATCAACTGCTGATACCCGTATTGCCTACATTATTTTAGGAGAGGTTAATCGTGCAACGCAAATTCGTGGGTGGCATTGGAATACTGAATCAGATGTAACACTTACTCCAGATGGCACTACCAAAGAGATTACTCTTGCAACAGATGTAGTCCGTGTAGACGTAGATGAACGCCGTTATAGTAATGTAAATGTAATCCAGCGTGGAACTAAGCTGTACGACAAGAAGAATCATACTTACCAGTTTAGTGAACCAGTTAAAGCTGAAGTAGTTTATTTGCGTCTCTTTGCTGAAATGCCAGAGCAAGCTAGGTACTACATTATTGTTCGTTCTGCCCGTTTGTTTCAGCAGAGGATGATTGGGGATGCAACAGGTTCAGCTTTTAGTGCGGAAGAAGAAACAACAGCATTTTTAGCCCTACAGAACGCAGAGGATGAAACGGCTGATTATAACATTTTAGATCAATACGATATTGGAAAAGTGACATCTCGCAGACCTTCTATTGTCTAACTTTATGGCTATTGGACAAGTTACGGGTGCGTCTCAAAACCTTATTCGTACTAGTGTACCCAATCTCATTTCTGGTGTATCGCAACAAGCTGATGCATTTAAATTATCTTCACAAGCTTCAGAGCAAATAAACGCTATTTCTAGTGTAATTCACGGGCTAGTTAAAAGGCCAGGAACGGATTGGATTAGGAACCTCGACTACGGGGCTAATGTCGTCCCTGTAAATTATCATTGGCTAAACAGGGGTAACGGCGAAAGATATATAGCAGTACTTTTAAATAATACCTCTACTAGTGTGAAGACCATGAGAGTCTTTGATTTAGCAGGAACCGAACAAACTTTTTATGAGTATACTGCTGGAAGTACCCTTACTAATTACTTTAGCGGGGCAACAGCAAATAGTGTTAAATCATTAACAATAGCTGACTATACCTTCTTTGTTAATAGTAATAAAGTTGTAGCAAAATCAGCCGACCTCACTAGTAGAGCTTTGGCGGGTTCTACTCAAGTTTACCAAGGAATGATTGTGGTGAAACAAGGGTATGCTGGCAGAGACAGAAACAACCCGTCTGGTAAAATAACTTGGAATTATAAAATTGTATCAAAGGCTGGTGTTACTTTTGCTACTGGAACAGGAAATAGCGGTACAGGTCATGTAAGCGACCCCTCTGGGGGGACTGATGGTTTTGACGCTTTTAAACTGACTGATGGAGGAAATACACCCGTAGCTATCGCTAAAGCCTTGGTTGCTGGTTTAAGTGTTACGGCTGGTACTGCGTTTGCTACAGGAAACTATAGAATCTTTAGTGAAGGGTCTAATGTTTATATTCAGCATGAATCAGTAGATTTTGATATTGTTACGGATGACGGGTATGGCCAAACATTATTTTATGCAATTAAAGATGAAGTGCAGAATTTTAGTGATCTTCCGACTATTGCCCCTCATAGATTTGTAACAAAGATTGCTGGACTTCCAGAAGATACTGGAGATGAGTACTATGTAAGCCACAATAGCGTAGCTAATGCTATTTATTCGCCCAGCGGTGCGAGTGGCTCTACTACTCCTAAAGGGGTTCTTGGAATTAGCGATGGAGTGTGGGAAGAAGTAGTTGCACCAGCTATCCAGTATAAATTTGATGCAACCACAATGCCCCACGCTTTAGTTAAAATAGCGTCTGGAAAGTTCCTATTTACCCCTTTAAACGGAGATAATTCTAAATCCTACGGCGGTACTGCTTATACTTCGAGCCAAGCATGGGCAAATAGGCAAGCGGGAGATGAAGATTCTAACCCATTTCCTAGCTTTATAAGCAAAAATATCACTAACCTATTCTTCTATAAAAACAGGTTAGGATTACTTTCTGGTGAAAATGTCATATTGAGTGAGTCTGGAGAGTTCTTTAACTTTTTTAGGACTACTCTTACACAGCTTTTAGATAGCGATGTTATTGATGTTACTTCTTCAACAACAGAAGTAGGAACCTTATACCATGCAGTTCCCTTTTATGATCGGTTAGTCTTATTCGCAGATAAGATACAATTTTCTTTGCAATCTGATGGCGAGTTGACACCTAAAACTGTTTCTTTACAGCAGACTACAAGTTTTGATTTGAATAGTAATTGTGCTCCTAAAGCTGTAGGAACTAAAATTGTATTTGCCTTTGACAGAAGCGGTTCTTATACGGGTATACAAGAGTATTTTGTAAACCCAGACACAGCATTGTTGGATGGTATTGACATTACATCTAATTTAACAACTTATTTATCTGGCTCTGCTACAGCAATAGCGGGTTCAGAAACAGATAATATGATTCTTACAATAGGCGACCAAAATCAAAATGAAATGGGAGTGTATAAGTTCTTCTATAATGGGAACGAAAAAGTCCAATCTGCTTGGTCTAAATTTAATTTTGGTTCTGGGTCGGTTGTAGAAGCCGTCGAGATTTTTGACAGCAAAGTTTATTTGGTAATTTCTAGGGGAACTGGCAGGTCAATGGAGTTTATGGATTTAGATATTGATAAAGTTTCCCCTAATACTGGAGTAGGTTCAGTAGTTCCATTTAAGATTCATTTAGACAAAAGAACAACAGGTTTAACTTTGACAACTAGTGGGTCTGTTACTGACAACGGGGTAGTTACTAACTATTATATTTATAGTGTTTTAGCTCCTTTAGCTGGTTCCCCCACTTGGTCTAGCGGAACTAATACAAGCTCATCTGGATTCTTTAAAGTATCGGCTTCAGAATTATTAGTTGCTAGTAATGGAGTTACTTACCAAGCATTTAGAGTTTATAGAAATAGTAGTACTAATGCTCTTCAGTTTAATGGTAGTGGGGTGGTTCAAGCATCGGAAATAATGATTAAATCTAATGTTTCGGCTTCTACTTTAACTTGCGGGGTCGCATATACAATGAACTACAATTTAAGCCAGCCTGTGCTAAGATCTTCGTCTGGTAGGGGTCAATCTGCTGTTGCAGACGGAAGGCTTCAAATTAGAAATGGTATCTTGCTCTACTCAAATAGCAGATTTTTTCAAATACAAGTAACCCCAAAATACAAAGATACCTATACCTATACTTACCTGTATAATTTTGTCCCTAATTACTTGGGGGTTGGGCCGACTAATCTTGATTATGTAAACTTTGAAGAAGGAACATTTAAATTCCCAGTTTTTACAAAAGCCGATGAAATGAATGTTCTTATTACCAATAACTCTCCTTACGGGTGCTCCCTGCTGTCTTTAGAGTGGGAGGCTCTGTATAGTGCAAGATCAAAACGTATTGGCTAGTTATCCAGAGTGGGGAGGTATTGTGAGAAGAGCTACCAAAGCTGATGCCCAGTACATAGCCAAGAGGCTTCGTAAAGCAGACCTAATGGAGCTTAAAGCTAATACGGCCTCAGACCCCTCCGTTGCACTTATGGCTAGTGTTTGGCATAGTAACCCTTGTTATTCGTTACTTGTTTACGGAGAACCAGTTATAATAGGTGGCATAGTCCCTCTAAAAGATGTAGGAGTAATCTGGATGCTAGGAACCGATAGAATAAACTGCATAAAACGGCCTCTACTGCGGGTTTGTAAAGAATGGGTTAAGTATTTTCTTGAACTTAAGCCGATTTTGTTTAATTACATACATGAGAAAAACACTCTCCACATTAAGTGGTTGAGGTTGCTTGGCTTCTCTATCATCAATAAAAAGGACAATTTCGGGCTAAACGGAGAAAACTTTTACGAGTTTGTAAAGATAAAAAATTATGTGTGACCCTGCTTCTGGCATAGCCATCGCTACTTTAGCTATTGGGGCGGCTTCTTCTTATTCCCAATACCAATCACAGAGTAACTATGCCAATCAACAGGGAGAAGCTCAAGCACAAGCTATTAGAGACCAACAAGCTTACCAGCAAAAGCTACAGCAGTTGGAAGTGCAACGCTCCATGACCGAGGCTAATGCTATTCGTACTCGCCAGCTTCAAGAACAGCAAATGATGGCAAGAGAGCGTCAGAAAGTATCTCAAGCAGGTACGGCTCAAAGGGCTACGGCCATTGTTTCTGCTGGTGAGGCTGGGGTGTCTGGCTTGTCTGTGGACGCTTTGCTGGCTGACTTTAAGATGCAAGAGCTAAACTACCAAGAATCCATCTATTCAGAGCAGAAGAACAAAGATGCTTACTATATGCAACAACTAGACCAGAATAGGATGCAATCAGCTTTTAACATAGCCGAGCTTAACAGGCCAATCACTTCACAGCCTATTGCCTCTCCTAGCGGATTAGCATTTGGAATTGGGCTTGCAGGACAGGGCTTAACCTCTTATAAAGACTTCTTGAACTATGGTGGTGGAACAAACCCAGAACGCTCAAGACGCACTAACTTAGCTATTTAAATGGCCGTAGAATATACCAATAAGAGGGGTCGTGTCGGCCCCCTTCCTCAAGCCCCTGCTGTTGCACCTGCACCAGTTGTACAGATTGCTGTACCTAAAGTAGCCCAGCCAGCAGACGTTGTAAGACCTGTACGAGCAGAGCAAAGCTCTTTGGGACAGGTTGCTAATTCTCTCGCTTTCTTTAACGAAAACCTCCGTAGCTTTGGGGAGGTCTATACCCGTATCTCTAACAAAGAGAACTTTGAACAAGGTCAGCAAATGGCTATGGAAGACTTGCAGAAGGCCAGACAGGTAACAAAGCTAGGCTTCAAGAAGGCTTCTGAACAGGGTCTTATTGACGCAGGGGCTAATCCTTATATGCGTCTTGGGCTTTATGAGACCACAGGTAAAATAGCTGGTCAAGAATACCGAGAAGCTTTGCTAAGACGTAGGGATGAAGTCAATAGCCCCTACGCAAAGATTAATGAAGATCAGCTTATAGCCGAGGAGCGTCAGAAGTTTATGTCGCAGATGGGGGATAACTTCTACTCACAACAGGGCTTCTTGGGGGAAGCGAACACAGCAGAGCAGAGCTTTAAGAACGCTGTTATAAGCGAAAAGGCCAAGTTTATTGAAGTAGAGACTAGGGAAAAGGATTCTCTTGCAATCACTAAAAATATCAGACAGCTAATTGAACAAGTTACTCCAGAGGATAAAGCTAATGCTATTACCAGCCTAAAGGATTTGTATAACAAAAGGTCAGAGTATGCCCCCAATGTTAATGCTTTGATGTCACAGGATATAGGTAACGCAATTAAAGCTCTTTCTAAAGAAAACCCAGAGAAAGCTGGAGAAGCCCTTGATGCAATTAGCACGATGGTAATTACCCGTAGGGATGGTAGTACGGCTTCTTTTGGTGAGATTATTGCTCCTGTAATTGATGAGGTTCAAAACACTATTGATTCAGCTATTTATAAAAAGGAAGTTAATTGGGAGCGTAGACAGAAGCAGGAAGATAACAGGTCTGAAGTTACGATTGACGAAGAAATTAAAAAACTTCAAGCATCTAAAGCGAACTTACAAGATGCTGGAGTTTCAGAAGCTTTGATTAAAAGTGTTATGGACAAAAATCCTAACGCAAGTTTAGGATATGTTAGTCAACAGGTTCTTACTCAACTAGCCCAAGTTTCTGCTCCAGCACAAGCAAAGGCCATTGAAGATGTGTTTGCAACAGCACTAACAGACCCAGAAAAAGCAATACAAGATGTAAAAGATAGGATTGGAATTAGCATCTCTTATCAAGAAGGCCAAAAGCTTATTGCTTCTTTTACCAAAGCTGATGATGACTTTAAGTTACTAGAGGGGCCAGCGGTTCACTATGCTTATGATAATTTTGCTAAGGGAATGAAAGAACAAGATTTCTTCAAACAGAGCCTACTTCCTTCAGAACAAGACCCATTCCTAACTAAAGCTAAAGTTCTTTATGATTCTAAAATTAGTTCTTTTTTGAGTAGTCTTCCTAATATGCCGACCTCAGAAAAAGACAACTTACTTCGTAAAGAGCTTCCTAGAATCGGTGAAGAAACTACGAATGAGCTTTTAAAGGTTTCTAACGACAAAAAATTGACAAAACAGGCTTACTTAAGTGATCGAATGAAGAATGAAATTAAAACTGGTGCTACAGACCCAAAAGTAAATCCAGTAGCCGAGTGGACGATTTCATCTCTTGTATTTCCTAGCTATAACCCAAACCCCACCGAGCTTCTTTTGTCTAGGTTGGGTAGGCTTGAACAGCTACAGAATCAGCTAGATATCACAACCCAAGGAACAAAGCTCCCAGAGTTTAGGCCAGAACAAGCTTTAAAAGAACAAGGCGAACTTAAGCAATTCATGGCTAATAAGTCGCAAACCTACTTGACGGAGGTAGCTAATATTATTAAGGCTGGCGGTTCTGAGGTAAGTCGAGTGTTTGGTGATGAACGTAACTCTGAATTTTACACCAATACACCAGAACAGGCTGAAAAGTACAACTCGGACTACCTTAAGGTAAAGGGTCGTATGGGCTTTTCGTCTACCGAGCTTTCCAGCGGTGTAACTGCAGACGGCATTAAGTTTGACCCTAAGACCCTTTCTACTGATGGTACACTCTTTTTCAAGTCTAGTGCTGAAGCCAAAAAAGCCTTTGATGACTATAAGAACGCAGTCAAGACCGATGCTAATGGATTCACTACTTTTGAGGGGTCTGCCCAAGGCTATTATATGCAAACTTTGATTGACTTGTATGGCATAAAAAACGAAGATGCTTTAACTCAATTTATGAGTAACCAGAAACTCAAGCTACAACTACTAGGAAGATAACTATGGCTCTACCTTCATTTGACGAACTGCCCTCCCTAAACGCCCCTGTACCGCCTATGGGTGTACCAGAGACCGAAGTACCTATGGCTCCTGCTCCAGACGCACAGGAAGGTGTTTTCGGCACAGCCAGTAGGATTGGAACCGCAGTTCTTCGGGGTGGAGCTAAAGGCATTGGTGAAATCGCCCAAGTAGCCTCTTTTGGTAAGATTGATGACAATTTCTTGAATGTGTTTGGTGAAAGCCAGACAGGGGGTGAGGAACTTGCTGAAGGCATTGGTAACTTTGCTGTAGGCTTTCTACCTGCTGTGGGGGTTCTTGGTAAGGTTGCAAAGGCCACTAAAGTTCTTAAGGGTGTGGCGGGGGCTGAAACAATAAGCTCGGTGCTTTCCAATAAGTTTGCACGGGGAACTATTGCGGGTGCTATTACGGACTTCGGTTTCTTCGATGAGCATACTAAACGACTCTCAAACATCGCTGAAGAGGCTGGTATTCCCTTTGCAGACATCCTGGCCCAGAGCGATTCAGACAGCGAGTTCGTTGCACGACTAAAATCGGCTTCAGAGGGCGTGTTCCTTGGCGGTGCAACCGAGCTGTTCATGGGGTCAGCAAAAGCCCTGTTTACGGCTGGTAAAATGAAGATGGCTGGTAAGACTGCACAGGAAGTAGTGGAAGCTCTAAAGAAAGACCCACAAATCCAAGGGTCAATCAACATCCTCCGTACTGCCGAAGAGGATGCCCTAGCCCAAGCTAAAGCCGTTCCTTCCTTGGCTACTGAGATGCAACCAAACATGAAGAAGGGTACTCGCCCAGACAGGGAACTAGGTGCTAATGCTGTCCCTGTACCTGTTACTTCTGCTCCTATTAGTGAAGCCCAGCTAGGAAAGCTGTTTAATGTTTATATTTCTGGTAATGGGGAACTAGTCGGAGCTGATGTAGCCCGTGAAGCCCCAGAGATTATCACAAGCATCAAGAGTCTTAAAACTGGTAAGGATGCTGAAGAGTGGTTTGGTTCTTTTGTGTCGGCTTTCGACGGCTTTCTAAAGAATCGCAAGGGCGGGGTACTACCAGATGCAGTAAGGGCTGAAAAGGGAATGAACTACCTTAAAGAAACCCTAGATGCCCGTGGTTTTGAGACCATTTTAGGAGGTGCTAGGTCTTCAGCCCAGTTTGCAAGCCAGTTGCCCGTGCTTACAGAGGCGTACAAGGTAGCAAACACCCTATTTCATACCGCTTCAAAGAGTGCTGTTGATGAGTTTCTGGCTGAAATGCCTAAATTTAAGGGTTTTGCTGGTACTGCAAAGGCTCTTTCTGGAGACCTACCAGAGTCGGCAAGGAATTTCTTACAGATTTTAGAAGCCCAGAAAGCTATGTCGGGCTATATCAAACAAATCGGTGCTGGTGCGTCTAGGACGTTGCGTGTGTTTAGGAAAGACAACACAGCACAAGCCGTAGAAGAGATTCTAGGTTCTGGTAGGGAGTTTATTGGTAAGGATGCCCAAGCCTTGATGGGGGCCGTCAATTCAAAGGGTGGTCTCTCCAGACTTGAGGCTTTGGCACACAAAATTAGGCTGGCTGGGGATAACGAGGTTGCATTTACGAAGCTTGTAGATGGGACTCGTACTGGTCTGGACAGGCTCGCTACCTACACGATCAATGCCATGTTGAGCAAGGTAAGCACATTCGCTTCGATTCAGTTCGCCAGCAACAGCCTTACAAGCCTGTACCTTCCGTTGGAACGTGCAACAGGGGCTTTGTTTAGGGGTGACCTAGCCGAATCTAAAAACTCCCTACGAGTCATCGGGTATTACAATCGACTAGCTGGGGAAGCCCGTAACTGGTTTGTTAAGTCGCTCAAAGAAGGTCAAAGTTTTATTGGTTCTGAAAGCTCTGTTGCAGAGGCAGGTAAACAGCAAGTTTTGGGTGGCGTGAAGTATCTCGAAACAAACGCCCCCATGCTTGCCAAGGCTCTAAATGGTATTGATGTCTTGCTGACTAGCCCAACTAGGTTCATGCAAGCGGTTGACGAAGGCTTTAAACAGCTTCATGTCCGTGCCTCTGCTTCAGCTTACCTACATGGTGAGGCTATTGAAAAAGGAATTAAAGACCCTGCCCAGATTGTGTCCTATGTTGAAGAGGGATTAGCCAAGTTAATCACGCAAGACGGGGCTTTAAACAGCGAGTTAGCTATCCGTCAACAAGCACAGCGTCTAGGAAAAGCTAGGGGGCTGAACAAGTTTGACATCGCAGACCTAGAAAACAATATGGTTTCCGAATATCAACCTAAACTTTCTAGGATTGAAAGCCTTGCTAAAGATTTTAGCCAAGAAGCAACATTCACAAGGCAGGGTGTACTGAGTGCTGACGGCACAACCTATGAAAAAGGGTTTTCCCAATTAGTCAGTAATATTGCCAGCTCCTCGCCTCTGGTTCGTTTGGTTGCACTACCCTTTGTAAACACCCCAATGAATCTAATGAAGATGGTTGGTCAGCGTCTTTTCCCAAGCATCACTACAAATATCCCTGTAATTAAGGGATTCCATAAGCAACTACTTAATGACATGGCTTCTGGAGACCCAGCTAGAATGGCATCAGCAGAGGGACGTATCATCATGGGTAACTTAATGTCTGTTGGAGCCTTAATGACTGCTGGCTCGGGGGCGATTACTGGTTCTGGCCCGAGAGACCCAGAGGAACTTAAGCTTCTTACTCAAACTGGCTGGCAAGCTAACTCTTTCCGCATCCCCACTCCTAATGGTGATAGTTACATTTCCTATGCAAAGCTAGACCCTTTCGCCAGCTTCCTTGGACTTACCGCTGATTTTGTAGACAAGATGAGCCAGCTAAGTGAGAACCATAGGCAAGACGGCTTGCAGATGTTCGCTACAGCTATTGGGATTGCTTTTGCTAAGAACGTAACCAACAAAACCTACCTAGCTTCCCTTAAACAATTTGATGAAGCCATCTCGCAACCAGATCGGTTTATGGAGAAGTTTGTGCAGACAAAGGTTGGGGCTATGGTTCCTTCTGCTCTTGGTGGCTTGGCTCCCCTATTTAACAACGAAGAGCTTGCTGAAGTTCGTAGCATTGGTGACGCTATTCTAGCAAGAATTCCTGGAGCAAATGCTGTAGAGAGCAAACGCAACATTTTAGGCGAAAAGATTACCCGCAACTCTCCTTCTATTGTTGACTACCTTGTTCCTACTGCCGTGTCTAAGGACAAGAATGACCCAGTTATAAACGAGCTTTCTAGGCTTCAGCACGGCTTCCGTAATCCCAGCACCAGCCTCAATGGTCTTGAACTACTCGACTACTCCCTACCAAACGGGCAGACAGCTTATGACCGCTACATGGAACTTACTGGTGAAGTACGGCTAGGGGCAAGAACTCTCCGTCAAAGCCTAGAGAAACTAGTAGACAGCGATTCGTATAAAAGGCTACCAGACGATAAGCTTTTTGGGGTTGATGATTCTCCCCGCATCTCTGAGATTAAGAAAGTTATTAATAAGTATCGCCAGCAAGCCAGAATTGATCTTCAGAATGAGCTTCCTAAAGTTAAGCAACAGCTACGGGTTGTTGAGCAGATTAAAACT